GTTTAGGGGGCCGAGGTTTTTGTCAAGTCGCGACACCACTCGGTCAGATTGACATCTGGCCTCGTGGAGGAGGATGACGTTGTCATCTCCCGCGGGTCACCACCATTAGGTGTTGCCCGACCGCCCTTAGTAGGGCGGCCTCCACCCGAGCTTGATGCTGACGTGCTCGGGACGTCCAGAACGTTCCAAGTGCTCATCATCAACGCTTGCGACGTCGAATAGTTGGCTCTTTAGGAGTCTCTCTCTATCATTACGAGAGAGCTCCTCAGGGTTGCCTATGAGACACTTAAGAAGGGCGCCTTCACCATCGAGATTATCGATAGGTGACTTGGCACGCACACTATAGCCCTTGACAATAGGGCCGTGCGTATTCGGGTCGATAGTGCTAAATTGGTAACCTAGCACTGACTCCCTGCCCAACACCGGCGAGTCTGGTCCCACGTTAGGATACTCCCGAAGGAGTTTCCCTAGGTAGGTGTCCAGCCAACTTGCCGTACGCCACAACCCAGCCCAATAGGCTTGGTTGCGCAGCGCAACGGTAGTTACCACACCGGTCGCGTCCTGCCGTCGTTGCGGAAGTACTTTTCGGACTCGGACAATACTAACGTCCTCGCCGTCATAATACTCCCGTCCGCAACTTTCTCTGAACCTACCGGTCCAGAACGATTTGCGCACGTTAACTCGAAAACCAAAATTCTCGAGCTCGTGAACGACAGATAACACGTTGTCTCTGGGAACGATAATATCGTCCCCAAAGACGCGCACCCGGCCGAGATAACTCCGAATGGAGTCTCGGCAAAGCGGAGTTCTCAGCTCTTTTTGGATCCCAACAAAGATCACGGTCAAAAAGACCATGGCCTCAACCGGGAAACATAGAGCCGAACCCATAGATGCGAACTTGGACAAGGGTATTACTCCATGTCCTCGTACTGCAGCCTTCGTCGATCTACAAGACATAACCGCTCCGTGCAATGCGGAATGGCGTCCCAATAGATTGACTACATGCTGCATCGAAACACGATCGGAAGCTTCACTCAAATCGAGTGTGGCCAGGTCCCCAGTGAGGGACCCGACTCGAGCCATAGACCTGTTAGGGTCTTGGTCTTCAATTCCGATCATCTTGGAGAGGATGTCATCCTCACCCAAATGATCGCGAAACGATCGCAAAATTGACTGCTGCACATATTGCATTGCAGCAGGCTCAATTGCGATAATTCGCGGTGTTTTGAGCGTCTTAGGAACTGAAATAACCTTAACGGGAATTTCAGCACCGGGTTCGATGATGTTCAGTTCGTTGTGTAACTGGGAAACCCTTTCGGGCTTCTCATTAGTTACCAGGAACTCCTCCGGCGGAAAATATTGCCGGAGACGAGCTGGCCAGGTCCGCTGATTCCACTTACCATTACTGGTAAGTTTATCAGCGACACTGCCTGAGCCATGCTTAGGGACGAGTTTACCCAAGGTGATATCACTACTCACCTTAAGGAATAATTCGTCATAAAGCAAGTCAGCGATTCGGCCAAATTCCTCCCAGTCATGGGGGAATAGCCGAGCGTTGTCTGCTCGGACATCATTCTCACATTGGACAAAATCCACCATCGCTCGCCTCTCGCGTTCCTTCGAGACAACCTGTCGGTTGCCTTTTAGGGAGACCAGCCCATTACTGGGCTGGTCCGGGAGGGCGATCTTTCCAAACATCAGTGTTAATTGACGTAAGGAATAGATTGCTTCGATGGAGGGGGTGTCCAAGAGAACACCACTAGCAACATCGAACACACGACCAAGGAAACCTCCCAGAAATGGGGGGAGACCAGTAAGACGACTCCCGAATCGAAATTCGGTTGCGTCCGAAGGGTCGACAAAGCCGCGTTCTAGCCACCTTTCGATGGCTTTTCCGTAGCTTGCCAGGGTTATCGCTAAAAACGACAACCCCTCGTGTTCGACGCGACACTCGACAGTTTTTATGTCGAGGGCGGCGCTAGTGTAGCATCGTACGGCTAGTTCGCTAGCCGTACATGACCAGAGAGACGTCAGGCTTTTCAGATCTACCCCAGCTTTATGCTGAGGCCGGACCTTCCCTAGCCCTGACGGCACGAACCTACTAGCAGCCCCGGTACTTGGGCACGGTGTTCAGGATCGCGATTTTGTCGCGGCCCGTCACCTCGTACCTTGCGTACCAGTCCGAGAGGAACTCGATCGCCGTTCCGTCTTCGTCCCTCAGGTTTGACCTGAGGAAGTGGACGACCGACGTCGAGCCGGGCGAGTAGTCGAACGCCTTGAAACGCGTATCGGCTGTCACCCCGTACGAACGGAGTACCCCGAGCAACTCGACCACTTTCATGGTCTCGTTGCCCTTTAGGTACTCTTCCGACTCCACAAGCATTTCCATGCTGTGGAGCAGGTCGTGCGCTTTCGGGAGGCTAATGATCTTCACTGGGTAATTCACACTTACTCCTTTGAGGACATTTAGCCTCTGTTGGTGGTTTGTAGGCCCTGCACAACTGACTCCTTCAGAGGCATTCCGTTAGGAAATGCCTAGTGATGAAGGCGTCACCCGCTAGAAGCAGAAAATTGGAAAAGGTTACCGCTAACACCACCAGCTTCCTGGTGACGATACGGCGGTAGTCCATATCCGTTTTCCGCCTGCCGAAACGTGGCCTGTGGGCAGTATTGCCCGACCACACCTCTGACAGGTGATCCCGATAACTATAAGGAATGAATCTAAAATCCTCATAGCTATGCAGGTCAGCTTCTGCGCCGTCAACGCGATGATCTTTTTGATCATCACTCTCCGGTTCCCCTGCCACGAGATCCTATTAGGACTCGCCGCCGAGGAGCTTCGAGATGTTGGCGTTCGAAGTTGCCGTGAGAAGGGTGTTGAACCCGACCCAGGCAGCCAGTGCGTCCGCGTTCGAGAAGCCGGCAGGCGGAAGGTCGAATACCGTGTAAACGGACATTCCGACCTTCACGTTTTCCGCAGGCTTGAACGGGTCGCTGGTCAACTTCGAGGTGTCGATCCGGATCATCCGGCGGACACGCTTCCCATAGTCATGGGACGCGGTCAGCTGGATCAGGCCATCGGCGGAAGTGTATTCCGACCTGTCCTCATCCACGCTTGTGCGTGGGAGGGGGGTCGTCACACCTCCGATAGTGATGGAATTCGGGTCGGTCAGTGACATGGGCATCTCTCCTAGGAGCTAAGTTGGCTCCCGTTGGCGTTAGACGACAGTATTACTACCCTTACCGTGTCCGGGAAATTCCCAGTGCGGCAAGGATGGACTTTTGGAATGAAGACAAACCATCCCAGGTTAGTCCGAACCCAAAGGGATTAGCTCTCCTTCGAATTTTGGTCTCTGTTACCAGAGTTATCGAGGAGTCGAATCCACCCGAACCAATAAAAACGTTCGGATGCATTCGGGTATAGGTATCCTTAACGATGGAATGTTCCATCATATACCCATACCGCATAATCAGACCGTCTTCTAGCATGCTGTTGATATTAGAAACAATATCACCAGCGTTACTAAACCAGTCAACGGCCCAGCTCCATGGTGTAAGGTTCCAAATGGACTCTATATCGAGATCCACGCCAAGAACTTCTTTGGCTAGGAGGGCCTTTCTACTCATTTCGCTCCTGGCATCATACCAGGACGGTAAGTAGTAGGTAAATGCGCCTGAGAACCAACGCTTTTGCGTAAATTCTCGGACGACACTCACCTCACCACGCTCAGACGGCGTTAGTGCGGGATTCAGCGACCCTGCTTGAGGGCTGCCGATGAAGGGGCTATCAGTAGCCCCAACCACACTGTAGGTCGTCTCAGTTTTGGTGGGGAAGACAAAGCGTCGCCTGACAACCTTTCCAGCATCACGCTCATACTGAGCGAGAAGCTGATCAGCACGGGTAACTTGTTCCGCGAATTGTCCGATTTCTCGGGCAAGCGGCGCAAGGCCGAACTGATATGAAAGATAGTTGTCGGCCACAGCACCCTCAACACTGGTACCTTTACCAGTGCGGATGTTGCGTGCTCGAGTATGCCAACCGGACACTGCTAGTTTGGGTATTCCCTCTCTAACAAGTTCGGCAATGGCATTCCCGACGTCCGCTTTGCTTCTTGTGGGTCTGCATCTCGCAATTGCAGTGGCGCCCAGCGCGTCAAGCTGGACGTCCGTCGAGCTATTGCTCGGCGGAAAACTGTAATTACGACTATCGATGGCCCAGGCAGGTCCAGCGACCGTAATGGTCTTGTACATGCCTGATCCGACGTCTACCTTCGGGGTCTTTACGTTAATATTGGCTTGTTTGCCAATAGCGTATTGACTTTGAGTGTAGAAGTCACCACCGATATCCGCGAGGTCCGTAGACTTTTTATTCAGTCTACGCCACCACTCGGGATGCACCTCCGAATCAGTGACCTGATTCCCTATTTTCTTAATCGGTGACTGCAATTGGCCATTAGTACTCGGCCAATCGGCGGACGATTTATCGCCAATCCAACTGCGATAATCGACCGTGATCCTCGGTACTGTTTGTACCAAGGGTCCTAGAACACGCGTTTTGCGTATTCTGTACCGAAATAATGGAATAGGCACCAGAGCTCCTTAATGGTCCTAGAGGTATTACTCCTCTAAGATACGGGGTTGATTATGCCCCGGTAGCTGTACTAGCGTCGGGACCCCCTTGCGG